TTGATCGGTCTCTAAATATTTATGTATCCAATCTGCAACTTCCGCATTATCTACACCTAACACTTCGAAATCTGCGGCTTCAGCTTTGGCATGCTGTGAATTTTCTGAGCTTCCTATTGCACGACACAATTCAGGTGATCTATATCCGCTAGTTACCTTGACCCTACCGAATTGGTCTCGGACGGGTTGGAGTACATTTTCACACAGTTGTTTTAACTTATCTATTTGATCACCATTAGGTTCATTATGAATATTTAATCTGATTGCCGTATCAGATTTTGTTAACTCTTGAAGAGTAAAATTTCTGGAAAGGTTCATTATTTTGGTTTTATAATCTTGTCTATACTTATACTACCATCTATATTTTTTTCAACAGTAGCCTCTACTTCCCCGCACATCAATCTTTTATTATTCATTTCCATGTTCCGTGTCGCTTCACGTTTCATCTTCAAACATGTAGAGATATCGGGTTGAATACGATGTTCAATTAATTGACCACCTATAAATAAACAAAGTGCAATAACTGTTTGTACCATTAATGATCCCCGTTTAATTTACCTATATTAGCTCTGACACTATCTTTCAATTTTTCTGTATCTACTCTTAATCTTTCTACATCCATTTGTAGTCTTTCAATATTAACTCTGTTATTCATCATACCATCAACACGTTCAGTTAATTTCTCAAGACCTTCTGCTATATGTTCAAGAAGCATGAATTGTTCTTGGTCTATGGGAGTCTGTTTACTCGCCTCAAGTAAATCTTTTTCAAACAATTGATTTTTAGTTTCTAATCTATTGAGTCTTTCAATTACACCAAAAGCAAACCATGCGCCAACAATTATGGCTGCGATCAAACCTATTAAATTTCTTAACGGAAGACCGATACTTGTGTTCTCGTTGATTTTTATTGACATGATAAACACTCATCGGAATCAGAATCTAACTCCGCTAATGCTTCTTCTTTGCAATCCTGACTACAGAAAATGTCTAGGTCGTCTTTTGGTTGAAATTCTTGTTCACATTTTTTACAATTCTTCATTTTTTTCTCCCCCGTTTACGTTTAGTTGTAAAAGTTTTCCAGATTGTTTCAAACATAATGTCTATTTTCATAAATAGATCATCAATTTTTCCGAAAAAAGTATACATGAATTTGTCAAACATTAGAACAACCAATTTTTTATTTTTTGCCAAAAATTTTTCTTGACAGCAGATCCTAGTTTAACACCACCACAGTTACAATTATCACAAATACATGCGTCACATTTATTACCACTTACATAATAACCTTGACCTACGCAGTGACATCGGTGATTACAAATCTTACAATATTTTTTCATTTGCTTGCTACCTTACCTTTGTTCGGCCCCTCTTTAATAACATATTTTTGTGTACCGTTAGCTCCAGTTTCAACTTCTTTTTTTAAATTTTTAAACAAATTCATTTGCTTTTCTTTTTGTTCTTTATTTTTTAAAAATGTTTCAATTGTTTTTGTATCTCTCATTACTCCTCCTTTGGTTCTATTTCATAGAACATTTTATCAGAATCTTCTGTAACCCAGTCCGAAGTTTCGACATCCCAGACAGTGTTTTGTACTTTATAGTCAGGCCAGCTGTTATCAGTAGTGTATGAATTAACATGCCACAGAATGCGATTATTAGGCTGAGCTGCATAATTCCCGTTATCAAGAGCCAATATATGTGCACACTTATGCTCTTGAGGTATTTCAGAATGTTCTGTATTGAGTATATTAGTCTCTGGATGTGCCCAGTCAACTGTAAAAAGATATTGTCCATGATAGAATTTTTTATCTTTTCCTAGATATTTGCCGTCTATACCAGCCAACCAATCAAAGCAATGGACACTAGGCCAATAACTAAAACAATTCCACAGTTGGAGTTGGTCCGTCTGCATATCCGGCACATCGGCTCGGTCAAACTGTTTTTGGAAAAACGCTGAGATAGGCAAACGCCAATAGCACGCACCATTGGGTAACATGATATTAAATAAGAGTGCGCGACCTGAAATAGAGACAAGACCAAAGATAACGCAGTCACTAGACTCTCCCTGATGTTCTTTAAGATCATAAAGATACTCCTTCCTTACTTTGCAATAAATCGGCGGTATATTAGCATTTAAGTATGACATTATCTACCAATTTTTATCTATTTTTTTATAATCAACAGTTAACTCTTCATCAATTTTAATATCTTTTAAAGCATAACCATTTTCATCAATATTTGGAGTATCGCTGTGATTCATATATTTTTCATTATCTATTCCTAGTATTAAAATATTTTTATCTAAATTAGATTCAAATGCATATTCGTTTATAAAATTAGCAAAAGCTAAAGGCATTTTAGGTAATTCATTTTGATTAAAATGAAATTCAAATTGTGGTAATTCTTTTGTAACTATTTCTTTTTGTTTTATATTTTCTTTAGAAAATACTCCGATTCCATGAATCTGACTTTTGTTTAAATAGGTGTCTACTAATAACATAAATTTTCTTACCCATGTATTTCACCCCAAGTATTGCCATATTCATAATCAACTTTATTTGGGATTGCTAGTTTAACAGCATTTTCCATAATCTCAATGATCTTTTTAGCTTGTTCTTTTGACTCTACAGAAATATCTAATTCATCATGTATTTGTATGTGCGGTATAATACCTTCATTATATAAATCTAACATTGCTTTCTTAGTCATATCAGCTGCAGATCCTTGAATTAACTTATTCAATGCTTTATAAGTAAAAGCTCTTTTTATTCGACCTCTTCCATAAGTTCTTTCTGCTTCTTCTAAAGTCATTGGAGTATGCATACCAAAAGTATTTGGTTCCCATTTATTAAATCTACATCTTCTACCAAGTAAAGTTCCTATTGATCCAGACAGTTGAGCATGTTGTGAGGTTCTATTCATTAACTCTCTAACAAAAGGTACATTCTCATGATACTGATTAAATAAATTTTCTGCCTCTGCTTTAGTAGATAAACCTAACTCTGCTTGTAATTTTGCTTTACCCATTCCATAAAATAAACCTAGATTAATTGTTTTTGCTTGTGATCTAGATATTCCTGCCATGTCTGCAACAGTTTGGTGGAAGTCTACAGAATCACTTTTAAATTTTTCTACAATGTTTGAAACAGAATCATCATACATAATTGGATCTGTTGTTGCTGCATAATGTACAACTAATCTTGGCTCTTGTTGTGAGTAGTCAAAACAACCCCAAGTATGATTCTCTTCTGGTAAAAATAAAGATCTTATCTTTGGTCCTAAATCTTTATTTCTTGCAGGAATCTGTTGTAAGTTTGGATTAGAATAGGAAAATCTCCCGGTCACTGTTCCACCTTGATCAGATCGTATTGGATTAATATCCGCATGAATTCTACCTCTATGCTCATGTTTTAATATTGTATCTATAAAGGTTGTGTGAGCTTTATTTATTTCTCTTGCCTTAGCTATTTTTTTAACTAAAGGATGTTTATGTTCTGATAAAAAATTTTTAGTAAAGGAGGGCGCCTGTGATTTCAAAGTTCTTTCGTAGTGTAAACCGAGTTTGTCAAAAACTTTCGCAATGCTTCTTGCTGCCCATATCTGTGTGTCGATACCTGTTTCTCGTTTTACTTCTAATAATAACGCTTCTTCTTCTGTCACCATTGACTGTTTTAATCGGTGTGCTGCTTGTACATCTACTCTTACTCCTTTAAATTTCATATCAATTAAACAAGGAAAGAGCTGTGTTTCTAAATCAAATATCTCTGATAAATTTTGTTTGTGTATTTCACGTGAAAGAACTTTAAACAATTCAAGTGTTAGTTCTGCATCTTTTTCTGCATAAGCACCTACATACATTGCAGGAAGTTTATACATTTCTGATTTAGCATCTACACCAGCAGCTTCTGCTGCTTCTTTTAAACCTTTTTCATCTTTGACTTCTCTTAAATATTCATAGGCAATACTATTAAGTGTGTATGATAATCTATTTTCATCGATCAATGATGCCATAACCATTGTATCAATAATGTATCCATTAATTTTAATGCCGTATGATCTTAACCAACATACATCATACATTGCGTTATGAAATATTTTTACAGCGTCTGTTGCACAAACTTCTTTCATCCAATCAATAACTATTCTTTTATCTAAGTTACCTTCTCTATGACCTATTGGATAATAACCAGACCAACCATCAACAGCTACAGCAAAACCTATAATCTCACCTTCACCTATAACTGCACCTGAACCCCTTGATTTTAAATTAGGATCTTTAGTTTCTAAGTCAATTGCAATATATTTTGCATCACTTAAATCTGGAAAATTTTCTGGACATGTCCATTCTTTTTGTGCTTCAAATATCATATTATATTAACCCAAAAATAAATATTGTCATAATTAATAAACCAAAAATTTCTGTATATGTATTCATTTCTTTTTACCCATGTCTTTCATCTTTTTAATTTCTAATTCACAATAATGAATTATCTTCTCCAGGTCTTGTATACCATTTTTATTCATATATCTACACACGTACTTAATTACGTTCCCCTGAAAAAACGAGAGATCATTTTT